CTTGCGTCTGATACGTGGAAGTACTCAAGGTTGTCGAAGAGTGCAGAAATCTCAGAAGATACTACAATGAAGTTAGCACCACCACGAAGAGTTGACTTGTGGATTTGTGCAGAAATCTGATTAATCTTAGTCATTAACTCTTGATTCCAATCCTTCTGTGTGTAGTTGGTAGAGAAAGCAGCCATACGTCTCCAACCATTTACATCCCAACGAGCCTGCCAAGGTGCGCCCTTACGCAAGTCACGGAGAATTTCACGGTCGATTTCTGCTGCAATCTGCTCAGAAAGAATAGATGTCAACTCAGCCTCTGCGTCGATGTTGTGGAATGCAGAAACGTCTTGAGCAAGCTCAGGTGACCAAGTTGCACGAAGTTTTCTCTCCTCAACTGAAACAGTTACACTGTCGAGTTTGAAAGAAACCTCACCGATTTCGGTCTCAAGCTCAAGTGAGTCATACTGTGCCCAAGCAACATTGAAGAGTTCCTTTGTTGCCTCAGCATCCTTAGCAACCTCACCAAGTGAGTCTGCGCTTACACCAATATAACCGTCGATTGTACCACCCTGCTGACGAACTGGTTTAGCAAGGTCGAGTTCGAGATAGATATAACCCTCAGCGTCGCATGCGCTTGAGTACTCTACAATACCCTTACCGTACTTTTGTGTTGCAACACGGAAAGGAACTGCCTCATATTTCTTGAAAGAAGTTGTAGTAACACCGCTTGCGCCTTCAACATCAGCAGCCTCGATTTCCTTGGTTGTGATAACCTTAAGAGAAGCAAGGAAGCCATCAGTATCCATTTCGTTTCCGTCTGGACCGGTGAGTTTAGAAGCGTTGAAAGAAGAGAAACCGCCAACCTTCAAAACGATGTTACGTACAGTGCCGTCAAAACCGTTAAGCGGCCAGCTAAAGTCAGCCTTTCTTTCGATAATGTCAGCATAGTCAACCATTCCACTAGGAGTTAAGAGAACAGGCGATGCTGTACCAACCTTGATAGTTACCTTACCCTTAGAGTTATCATAAAGGAAGTCATTGTAGAATAAGTCGTAAAGTGACTTTTGGAAGTACTGAGTTACGTCGGGACCTGCCTGACGAAGAGCAGAAGCAGTTAAAGAAGCCTCAGTTGCTCTTGCGATTGCATCGTCATAAGAAGTTGCGTCATCAATAGTCTCGTTCAACTGAGGAACGTACCAACTATTCTTGTCAAGACCATTTACAACCTCATCTGGGAGATAGTAACGTGGCTCAACACGACCACCCTTATTACGATTTGTGCGGTCATAACCCATAAGACCGGTGTGACGACCAACAGTACCGTCAACAATCTCACCGAATTCAGGAGTTGCTGCGCTCTCTGGAAGTTCCCACTCTCTCTCTGATGTTACAGGGAGGATGAAGAACAACTTACCAACAGGAAGGTTCATAGCCTGAACTGAAACGATGTCGTTAGCAAGAAGTCTGCTGAAGATACGACGGATAAGAGGGAATACAACTGTTTCAAAAGAACCGCTACTGTCAGTATTGGTTGCCTCAGAAATCAAGTGTTTTGCCTCATTCTCGTACAGAGTGGCGATGTTTTCCTTAATAGTACCCTCAAGACCCTCGGTAAAACCAAGTGAGTCCCAACGGTTCTGAATCTTTTCGCGTATTTTTCTTTGCTCGTTGATTTCAATATTACCAACTTGTCCGCTAGTTAAAAATTCTCTCATTATTGTTTATTTTTTAAAATTTAGTTATCTTTTTATTTGCACAATCTATGCATGAGGTCAAGAGAGCGTAAAGCATCTTCTGACTGATAGATTTGTGTTTCGTTAATTTTCTGTGAACCATTAGTAGTGAACTGCTTGTCCTCATTGATGTTCATCTTATTACGTTTTTTGAGTTCATTAGAAATGGATTCATAGAGTTGTTTTGAAGATTCAACGGTCTTTGCCTCTTTGCCAAATCTTGCAATGATTTCTTTCTTCTCATCTGTTGATGTTGTGTTTTCAGAAATCAACTTGATAATTTGACCGAGGTTAACATTTGTAACCGCTGCCTCTTTGAGTACTGACTTAAACTTAACAAGTGCGTCTTTGAGTTCCTTGTTTTCGTTATAAATCTTTTTAGCCTTAAGCATAATTGACTTTGCTTCGTCAATTTCACCTTCTTGTGCATCTGAATAACGTGGATTTGGAGTACCCTTTATCTTACGTCCGAACTTGCTGGCGTTACGTGCGTTTCTGCCATTAGAGTTTGGAACATGAGATTTGGATGTGGTATTCTGCTGTACGAAACCGCCAACGTTTGTTGCTTCCTCTACAGTCTTTCCGTCCTCGCCATCAAACGGTTTATCATCCTTCTTTCCTGAACGTCCTGACCATGGTTTGCTGTCACCTTTTGGAACACCTGCGTCCCAATCATTACCTTTACCTGGTTCAGACATGCCCGGATTAGTCATAACGTCCTTTTTCTGATAGTTGTCAGTGTAGCCAACATTAGAGTCATATTCATTAAGGGCTACCTCAAAAATTATTGATTCATTCATAGTATCATTGTCTTCGTCTTCAAGATTAAGTTCTATTTCTGCTTCACCATCGTCGTCAATATCATTGTCCTCAAGGGCAACAATATATTCAGCGCCGGTTTCATTGTCCTTAATGTTAACCTTTCCGTCGTCTTTTTTAACAACTACTTGGTCATCATCCTTAAGAAGTTTGTAAACTTTTACGATTTCATCGTCTTCCGCCTCAGAGAAGTCATACTCGTCATCCGAAACCTTATACTTTTCAAACTCAGACCATTCTCCACCATTTTCGTCCTCGCCGCTTGCCTCAGTTTCACCGGTTAAATTGCCATCATCGTCAAAGCCTTCGCTTGACTCAACGTCAACACCATCATCATCAGCGTCGTCAGCATCGTCCGACATTTCAGTGTCCTCAACGTCAGTAACGTCATCGGTTTCTTTCTCTGCGTCTGCTGTTTCAGGATTAGTATCTTCCACTTCCTCAACATCATATTCATCATCCTCATCTTCATCTTCGGTGAGGATTTTGGCATATGTTTCACGAACGGCTTCGTTTAATAAATCACGTACCGCACTCGTGGTGTTTTCTTTTAATGCATTAGTAAGACCGTCAAAATCATTTAAAGATTCTTTAACGTACTTGCTTCTAATATTACTTTTTTTCATATAATGTAAAAAGTGATGTGATTTTGAGCACATTATGTGCTCTTTATTTTTTTTATAAATATAATGTATTTCCAAAAAAAAGTAGAGAAAATAGCAAAATGATGCATTTTTTTTTGAAAAGCACCCTTTTTTTTATTTTATGTACCCATTTTTTTATAAATAGTGCCATTTTTTATTTATTCTTTTCCGTCTATTTATTAATAAAAAAAGAAAAATGAAGAAAACTGAGTTAATTGAGGTCAAGAAAGGCAAGGATGGATATGGTCTCTTAATAGAGAATGATGGTTATGCATTTCTTAAGGACAGCAAAGAAACCAAACAAATAAAAGAAAGCATTGAAAACGGTGAATGGACAGTACCATATCCGTTTGTTGTTGATGCGGTATTTCAAAAATTTGGCGTTAAAAACGCAAATGGAAGAATTTACCCGGAAGATGTTCTAAAAAAACAAGTTGAAGTATATCAAGAAAGAATAAATGAAAGACGTGCATACGGGGAATGTTATAAACCTGATGCTATGGTTTTATCTGCTGATGGATGGAAACCATTGAGTGAGATAAAAGAAGGCGATATTGTTTTAACACTTAATCCAGAAACAAATCAAATTGAGAAACAACCTGTTTCCAAAAAAATTGAATATGATTTCGTGGGTGATATGATACATATCCATAACCGCAATATTGATGATGTTGTAACCCCAAATCACGGATATCCAATTTATGATAGAAATCATAAGTTTGCTGGGTTTAAAACAGCGGAAGAAATAATGGATGATAATGATTTGCGTCATTATTATATACCAAAACAAGGTGATTGGGTGGAAAAGGGTGACGAATTCTTTATTTTAAAGGGCGTGACCAACCCATCACAAAAGATTTTACAAAACCATCCGGATTGTGTAAATGATGTAAAAATCCCCATGGAAACTTTTATGAAATTTCTTGGAATTTATCTTTCCGAGGGTGATTACCGCAAGACAAATAACGACGTTAATATATATCAGAAAAAAGAGAGTGTTTGTGAACTCATTGAAGAAATGTTAATAGAAATGGGTTTTAAATACACAATTAACACCAGAAACGGAAATTGTAAAATATTT